ACCAGTTCGGCTCAGCAGCTTCAGGCGGAACAGCGTTCCAAGACAACAATAGCAAGAACGCGACGATCCTCGGCGTCTGCATCCAAGGCGGAAACAGCGCAGGCACAGCAATCGTAAACCTCTGGTAGAGTGGTTTGAATGGCTTTTGTAAGAGACGCTTTAAGTTGGATAGACACTGGCGCAGTACAGTATCCGACTTTACACAAGAAAATCATTGAGCTAACTATGCCAGCCCTTGTCGTGAAAAGGCTCCTGCCAGAGTTCCCAATAGTCGCAGGGCGAACCGCAACATTCGTGAAGGAAAGCGGTTCAAGAAGCATAGGCATCACCGAGATCGCAGAAGGCGCAGAGATCATGATGGACTTCACGCCGCTTAGCACAGTGACGGTTACACCGTACAAGAAAGGCGCAAGAGAACGCATAAGCAGAGAGAACATCGAAGACTTGTATATTCCAGTGATCGAGCAGCAGCTGCGGCGTCTGGCTAGAAGAGTCGCCTACCAGATAGACCTTGACTGCATGACTGTCATCAACAACGCAGCGACTTACTCTTCTGCAGGTTCAGGGACAAGCTTGGGCGCTACAGGAACGGAGTTCAGCATCACAGGCGGAATCGGCACTAAAGACATCTTAGCAGCAGACGCTTACATCGCGAGCAAGAACTTCGTCGCTGACTCACTGATCTGTAACCCGATTCAGGCTCGTGACTTGAAGTATCTGCCTCAGTTCACGCTTGCCAGCCAGTACGGCGAACCAGTTATCCAAACGGGCGCCATCGGCACTGTCTACGGCCTCAACCTTTTCGTCAGCAACGTTTGCTCAGCAGGCACAGCGTACGTCATAAGCACAGGGCAGAACTTAAGCTCAAGCTACGCGCCGCTCGGATTTTTCTGCATCAAACGGCCGTTGATCAGTGACTTGGACCCCAAGAAAGAGTTTGACAGCGTTGACGTTACGCTTACCACAAGATACGCGCCTGTCGTGCTGAACGGAGAATGCATCGCCAAGATCACTGGCATGGCAACGATATAAACTCAGTAACACACTTTCCCATCTTTCTTTTCCCTTTTTTGTTCCAAAGCCTGTCCACACGCGGGATAGGCGGAACATTGCGTGGCAACAAAATAAACCTCAACGGAGGTGAATGAAGAAAAATGTCTTTGGTATTCAACTTGACGAAAGGTCTATTCTACGGCATCTCACTCGGTATCCTGTTCGGCCTCTCTATCTTCTTGGTAGGCACAAGTGCAGCTGGCCTCGGCTTCATTACAATGTCCCCAGCGCTGCTTGCAGGGCTCGTCTTTGCAAACGGCATACTCGGAGGAATAGCCAAGGAGTACGGGAGCTGGCTTAAGAACACACATAACGGCGGCTTAATCTTCGGACTCGCAAACGGTTTCCTGTCTGGTATCGTATTCGGAATCTACTTCGGTCTGGGGGTCTACTTGATGGCAGGTGCTATTTTCGCGCTCGGATGGCTCACGCTGACACCTGTCCAGCTGGGCAGTCTAACGTTCGGAGTGTCTATACTGATGTTCATAACGTACGAGTACTGTCAGTGGCTTGACGCGCAAAATGCTGCTGCTGCCGCTGCTCTGACGAAGCCTCCAGCTACGCCGTAAGAAAGTATAGCCTAAAAATTTCTTTTCTTCCCTTTTTTTAGTCTCGTAACAAATTAGGTGGGTTAAGTTGTTCACAAGAATAGTAAACTCAATATCGCATCTTAAAAGTCGAGTCAAAAAATGGGCGCAAATGTGCGAGCTGGAAGCAGAACAGGTAGCTTCACTTATTTCTGAAGCTAAAGAGCGACGCGAAAGGTGAGAATATGACAGTAACATACATTCAGCTGAGTGACGTTCAAGCGCAGCTTAACGCAGCGTTTGACGGCGTACATACTTACACAGTGTACGGCCTTGCAATCTTAGATGCAACGATGCAGGCTCACACGGACTACGCGAACAGCTACATAAACGGAATTATAGGCAGAGATTTAGTAGCTTCTGACCAGCTTTATCAAACTGCGAAGCTTGCAGCGCTCAACGTTGCCTGCCTGCGCGTCCTCGTAATCTCAAGCGGAGGCTCACTTGTCGGAGCTTTTGACTATTTCCTCGGAGACATGCGAGTTATGCGGCATGGACCGTACGCAGCTGCTCTTCTGCGCACGATTCAAGGGTTCAAGGAAGACTTGGTGAAAATGATGACGAACCTAAGCACGCCCGTGAAAACTGCTGATGCGTCGCTGAGCAGCAAGGCGCCGACTTATCGCGGAGGCTTAGCAAGTCCATGAGCAGCGATAAAGGCCCCACTCTTGCGTCAAGCGCCGGAACAGCGGTTGATTATAGCGTTCCATCTCAGCCTTCTGGGCAGTCGCTTTACACGGGAAATTACATCGTTGCGAGGGTCAACCGCTACAGGATGCTTCTAACTTCCCAGCAGTATCAGCAATATGTTGATAACGGCTACGATGTCGAGGTTGTGCCCCTTCCATGACTGACACAGCGCAAATCATAAGCGCGATGTTGCAGCTAAAGTGGAGCCTTGCATCTCCGAAAGCGAGCGACATTTACTGGTCAACCACAAGGTTTCAAGCGATGGACTTTGAGAAGGTCACAAACTCGTACGTCATAGCCTGCTATAATCCTGGCAGTCCTGTAGCTTCTGACGCCTTAGCTCGCGAAGTCTGGCAGCTGGTTGAAGACGTTGTGATCGACATCATCGTGAAGGTTGGAGCTGGTACTGTTCAGCAAGCGGTTGATGCGCGGGAAAGTATGAAGCAGCAGGTTTACACTATCATCCACGCGAACGAGTTTGCGTTCTCAGGATGCGCCGACGTTTATCCGATGAGAGAACACACGAAAGTTGAAAGCCCAGACCTTGTAAGGCTTGCGATTCAGGTCAAGTGCAAGAGCTTCAACGTGAAAACTTAGCGGGGTGAGAAAACTTTGAGCGCAAGGATAGAGTGCACAGTCACGTACGCGGAAGAACTCTCATCCGCTCTAAAAGCAGCCTTTCCAGGAGCGCTTGATAATAATGTCCTATTCGCTATCGAGACAGTTGTAAACCGTATCCTTGACACTGCTCGGCGTCTTGTCCCAGTTCGCACGGGATTCCTGTTAAGCACAATCGGCGCTGAAGTTTTCGAGAGGTGGGCATTCACGATTTACGCACGTGCTCCATACGCTGGCTTTGTGGAGTGGGGCACGTTCAGAATGGTTGCGCGTCTCTTCATGACGCATGCGATCGAGATGCATCAAGCCGAGCTTACGCAGGAGCTGGCTGATGCTGTTGTTAAATCTGCACAGGAGAGCGGGATAAGCCTTGGATAAATGGGGCAAACTGCACTGGCGAAAGAACTTTCTAAACTTCGCTGTACGCGCTCTCAATGGCATAATACCTGAAGTGAAGCCGACTTATCCGCAGACTCAAATGATTGAGCATGTATTCCAGAAGCTAAACAATGCTTATGAGGCTGAAGTTCGCGCTGGCCGTTTCGACGACGTGCCATTTCAGACAGTTACAAACCTGAAGGACAGGAACTTTCAACAGCTCCTGCAGCTTTCTCAGAAATTGCTTCTTTACTTCGGCGAAGAAGACAGATATTACAGGCAGTGGCTCGGCCTCGCAATGCTGCTTGTCAAGAAGGAAGTTGACACGTGGCTTGAAACATTAAGCCTTGCCGAGTTCCTGCCGCTTGTCTGGGACCAGTGGCAGTTTGACATGAGAGGAGCCGTTCCAGAAGAATACTTTAACGCTCATAAGGAAGATTTCCTGAACATGGTTCTCGCGAACTTCCTTATGAATCTTGTAAAACCTGAATAGAGGTGAAAATAGCATGAGCACACCATTGATAGGTCGTAACGCTGTTGTCCAATACGTTTCTGGCGGAACAGGAATAACGATAGGCTACGCACAAGGCGTCACAGAAGACATGACTGCCGACCTGATCAAAGAGTTCCAGCTTAACAGCGACAAAGCAGCAGTTCTCGCAGCAGGCAACAAGCACTTCAAAATAGCAGTTGACAAGATGTACATAGACAACACTTTCGGAGCAGTTATGTATGGAAACCAGGTCGTAGACTTTGTTGTGGGCCCAGCAGGAACAAGCGTTGGGAGTCCGAAGATAACGATAAAGAACGTCGTTCTCATAGCACGAAACAATAAGGTAGACCAGAAAGGCATCGTCGGTGAAAAGATAACAGGCGAAGGAAACGACCGTATAGTAAGCGTCTTCTAAGCATCCTTTTTTTCTTTCTTTTCGGCGCGTTTGCGCCAATTCACAGTTTCGGAGGTTAAGATATGAGCAAAAATGAAGAAATAGACTGGAAGAAAGCAACAGAGATGGAAGAAGCTCTTGACGCAAGCGAAGCTGAGAAGCTTGCAAGGGTCAAAATCTTCGACCCGAAAGAGATCGTGCGAAGAGCGAAGGAAGTCAGAGAAATCATTGACGAAGACTTGGGCACCATACGGTATGTTCTGCTCAACTATGATGAGCTCAACGAGATCATCGAGAAGTACAAAGACAACAAAGATCGAAGCGTGCAGCTGCTGTTCAAGCAGCTCGCACCAGTGAATGAAGGCTTGAAGGTTGATGACATACGTAAGATGCCATACGAAGTCGTTGTGCGGCTGCTTACGAAGCTGCAGACTGAAGGCAGTTTTTTTCCGCGCCTTCAGAAGCCGTCGCAGAATGGGTCGCCGTCGACGGAAGAGCCCAAACAATCGGATTCATCGCCCATGAGTACGGTTACACACTTCAAATGATCGGCGAGCTAACTCCTTTCCAAATCCAGTTTTTGAAACAGTGGGCAGTTTGGTATTATGAACAGCAGAAAGGTTAGAATAACATGAGCGTCGGAGACGTTGAAATTCACCTGAGAGCCTACGATGAAGCTTCAAACGTAATCCAGCAGGCCGGCTATAACCTTTCAACAGTGTTCACGGATATTGAAGGAAAAACGCAGGGCCTCGTAACAACGACCGATAACGCAACTTCCCAGATCGCCGCTGACTA